GAGCCGTCAGCTCGGTATACGTTCTACCCGTGCGGGCAAGCTGCTGGTCAAGGGCCGCCCATGCCTTTTGCTGGGCATTGAGCTGCTCCGGCTGCGGCATGATCTCCTGGATGGCTTTCATGGTCTGCTGTAACTGAGGCACCGTAAGGCTGACCATGCCCCCGACCTGCTGCCAGGCTCGATAGAACTCTTGCCAACCTTTACCGGCCTGGACCTCGGGCAGCATGATCCCTGGGGTTTTCTTAGCTATGTTCCCGAGTTCGGCATTCACGTTCTGGTAGGCAGTCAAAAGACTTTCAATCCGCTCCCTAGAGGTGCCCGTGAGCCTCTCCAACTGGCGCTGAACCGTATCCTGCCCGGCCATGGTCACGCTTACTGTCCCTAGAACAGCAGCAATACCGGGTACCGCAACCTCCGGCGGTGCCCAGGCCTGGGCCAGTTGCTCCCTTATCTGCCGGCCGGCCTCCTCAGCAGCCCTGCGTTCGGCATCTACCTGCGCCTCGATCTGTTGGGCAAAAGCGACTGCTTCCGGCCCAAACAGCAAAGACTGCCCGAGGCGGACGGCCCAATCCACTGCATTGCCAAGACCGCCTGCCAAGCTTTCTCCAAACTTCTCTATGGCAGGGGCAGCCTGAATGATGGCCCGTTCTATTTTGCCTATTTGTGCGGTCAATCCCTCAATAAATTGTCTGGCAGCAGGGCCTAAGCCACGCTTACCGCCGATGGTGATCAACATGGCTTCCCAAGCGGACTGGAGGTACGCGATTGATCCCTGCAACGTATCCATCTGCATGCTGGCCATTTCGGTAACCTTATTTGTCCCGGTGATGGCCCGTTCCATATCCCGCAGCGCCGCCGATCCCTGCTTAATCATAGCTACCATGCCTGATCCCGCTCCCTGACCGAATAACTGCATGGCGGTGGCGGCGTCTATGTTCTTTTTTCCCAAGACCTCAATAATCTCGGCAAGGCTATGAAGTGCAGGGTTAAGCTGATCGGCGGTCAGCCCAAGCCTCTGCATTGCCTCTTTTGTTTGCCCCGTTGGATTTGCCAGGGAAGTAAGGGCACTTCTCAGAGTCGTACCTGCCTGCTCACCTCTTAGTCCGGCATTGTACAACAACCCCAAAGCGGCAGCAGTTTCTTCCAGAGATATACCAAAGCCAGCCGCAATAGGACCAGCATAACGCATGGAGTCAGCCAGTTTCTCAATGGTGGCCTGGCTCCTGCTGATAGTGGCCGCAAACACATTGGCCACCCGATCCGCTTCGTTAGCCTTGAGGCCAAACGCCGACAGGGTAGCCGCCAATGTCTCCGAAGTAAAGGCAAGGTCAGCCTGGGTCGCCGCAGCCAGGTCCAAGGTGCTCCGTAGGGCCGCGATTTGCTCATCCACTTTGAACCCGGCTGATGCCAAGTAATAAAGGGCGTCCGCCGCCTCGGAAGCACGGAAGCGGGTAGTCCTCCCCATCTCCTGGGCGGTGGCAGTTAGCCGCGCCAGCTCCTCGCTGCTGGCGCCAGCTACCGAAGCAACATTGGCCATGGCCTGCTCAAAGCTGGCCGCCGTGCTGATAGCCTTGCCGATAAAAACCGTCGGGCCGATGGTAACAGCCCCAAGGCCAAACATAGCAGGCAGAGAGGAGACCGCCCGCATAAGGCTGGTAATGCCGGTCCGGGCCCTATTCAGAGCTCCGGTTGCGAAGTCCCGCACACGCAAGGTTATGGTCCATGTCCGCATGGCAACGCCGCGAATAGTCCGTTCTACCCGGCGGACCGTAGCGGTGGCCCGGTCGCGCAAAGAGATAGTCGGTTCGGCACGGGTGCCCCCCAAGCGTTCAACAGACCGCCTGGCTCTTTCCGTCGTGCGCTCCATTTGCTGTACTCTCTCACGAGGGCGAGAGAGGTTCTCGGAAATTCTATCCTGGGTTTCCAGGACTAAATTTAGGCGGTAATATTCCTGCTCGGCCACCCAGCCTCACCTCCTTTTGCCCCGCCGCTTCCTTGCTTCCTCGGCTTCGCGTCTCGCTTGTGCCTCCATCTCCAGTTGATACTCCATAGAGGCCAGCATAAAAGCCTGCTCTTTCATGGGTTTACGCCAGAACGCACCGGGGGACAGGCCGGTCCGCTGAAATATCTCATGGATCAAGTACGCCTGTCCCCTGGCTCTAATCAGTTTTTTATCTCCTCAATGTCTTCGAAACCGCTCAAGTCCATTATCGCATTGGCCAGCTTGTCCTTCTCCCCGGCCAGCAGGGCCTGGGACACCACCTCCTCCGGCGAACTGACCTTGAACTTGGACATCAACTCCTTATTGCTCCAGTCGAAATTAACCGTGCCGGCCACGATCATCAGCGACGTGTATGTGTCCCAGTCGACCTCGCTGATCCGCCGGCCAGTCCGCCGGTCCTTGTAGGTGTATTCCGCCTGATCCCGTATGCGGCGGATTTCCTTATCCCTCAGCCCGCGTACTCGAAGAGTAACCCCAAGGCGTTTAATTTCTACATCCGCCTCGGGGGTATAAGTCTGGTCCAACAGCGCCCTTAAAATCTCGTTTCCAGTTTGTATTTTAATTTCGTCGTCAGCCATGCTTTAAACCTCCCTGATAAGGTCTAGCGGCTCAACTCCGGCAAATACAAAGGGCCATTCTTCCATTACTAGGTCTTGGGGCATCCAGTTGGCAATGGGAATGCGCTCAAATTTCACGTTCATAAGCCGCACTCGCTCCGCTCCAAAGGCTTCCGGATCCTCCAGCTTAAAAATAAGCTCGGTTACAAACGCGCCTTTGTTATCGTCAAAGATCTGGCTGGCCGCCTCCAGAAGCTCGCTAGTAACCTTATAACCCCGTATCCGTCCCGAGCCACGTAGTCCCACTACTTTATTTCCGACCCAACGAGTGCCAGCCGGAAGGACCTCCCGCATGACCTGTTCCACATCAGCCTGGACTTCGTTGAAGTTGGTCAGCCACTTGCCTTCATGGTAGACCTTGCCGAAGCTGCCGTTAATCGTCCTTACATCCTCAAGGGCCATTTAATCCACCTCCCTATAGGACCCGGAAGGTCCCGAAGATTTTCTCCATGCTGTCCAGCAACCGGCCTTCCCACAGCAAATATACCTCATCGGCCGCGGCAAGAGGCGGGTCGCTGTGGTATGCCGGATCGAGGCCGATGGTATAATCCGCCGCAATCAGCCTGCCCCGCACCAAGGTATCCATGTAGTTTTTGCAGGCGCTAATCAGGGCCACCTTGCCGTCGTCGTCATTGACGACTTTGCCGATATAGTTGTCCTGCGCAGCCTTGAGCAGGTCGGCGTTAATGGCATCCATAACGCGGATGGCCTTGATCTTCTTCCACTGATTGTTCTGGCCCTGGCGGAGGGAGGTCAGGGTATTGATGCCCTGTTCCACTATTACCTTCTCGCCGTCATGCACCAGGACCAGGGTACCGGACTGCAAAGCGGATACCACCTGGTTATGGGTCAGCCTGGGGGTGACGTCATCAAACGGGGTAGCCGCGTAGGTCAGGCTTTCGCTCAAGGCCTGGCCGCTGGCCTTTCCCGCCACCCAACAAGCTACCTGGCCGCTGGAATAAATCACGCCGTCTAGGATGCCGCTCGCGCCGACATTGACCACACCCTCATAGTTAAAGCCGGTAGACCTGCTGTTAGCATTGGCAATATCCTGGTCATCCGCAGCAGAACCACCCATATAGGCGATAATCCCTTTGCCCTCGCCGCGCAGGCGTTCGACCCAGGATTTGACGGAGGTCTGAAGGGCATCGTCCGTTGCCCCGTCCAGAGTAAAGGCATTAAATACCCAGGCCTCGAAAGCTGTCATGGCATCAACGTAATCCTGGTTGACGATGCTGGCGGTACCGGCATTGCCGTCGGTCAGGGCCTGACTGGTCACGTTGGTGATAGTGTTGTTCCCATCGGCCACCTTAGTGGCGGTAATCCACTTGTTGTTGGCATCCCCATTGATAGCCGCAACCGCGTTGTCAACCACGCCGGCGCCCTTTTCAAAGGTAAACACGTATAACTGCGTAGTGTCCTCATAAAGTACAATGTCCTGCTTATTGGTGGGGTCCACGGCATTATCTCTTACCGTAACCTTGAACGGCCTGGTGGTCTCGTATTTCGTCGTCAAGGTCAGGACGTCGACCGGCGTCGCCGCCGTGTCCTTCAGGGTGATGGAGGCCTTCGCCGCCGCGCTGTCCACCAGCCGGTAGCCCAGAACGGTCTTGGCTCCGCCCAGAAGAGCGAAACGAATGGAGTTATAGCCCGTGAACCCATTAGCCGTTTCCGTTCCGTAAGTATCAATCAACTCTTTCTCGCTCGTAATTTCTACGATCTGCTTCGCCGGTCCCCAGTTGGCTTTGACGGGGATAGCCACAATGCCCCGTGCCCCGGGCTGGATAGCAGCCAGAGCCACGGCCACGAAATTGGCATAGAAGCCCGGCCTTATCTTAGCCTCAGTAGGAGACCATGTTCCTCCTGCCATTTAGCTCACTCTCCTTCCTAAGAATTCCTTGACGACTTTTTTGACTTCCGAAATGGTCAGATCTTGTGCATTGTTGCCGTGCAAAGCCCCGGCCAATACTTCAGGCGCTACCCCGAAGATGGCCTGGGCATTGGCCATAAGTTCCGCCCGCGGGTAAGTCTGTTCCACTTTAGCTTTTTGCACAGGCTCCTGGATTTCTTTATCCTTCGGCACCTCTTTCCACCTCCTATTGCCACTGCCCGGTGGCCTCTACTTTCTGCATCAACGGCGCCTCCTCGAAGGGCCGCATAGTTACCCTGGTCAACGTTACCAAGATCTGCCCCCGGATCAATGCATCCACCCGGTAATCGCCCCGTGGTTCGGCTACAGTCATGTATCTCTTGTTTGCCGGATCAAGCGGAATTTTGATTGCCTGGGTTAACCCCTGGACTATCTGAAGCACGGCCTCCGTTTCTTGGTTCGGCGTAGCCCCAAACACATGCCCCGCCATGAGCTTGCGGACCTCAAACGCCGCCCGGTTTGTGCCCATGGCCCGTACATCGACCAGCCTCCAGAGGACCGCCGGCCACACATAACCCAAAGGCCACCGATTGCGATAGACCGTCCACCCGCTCCCGAGTAGGACTTCTGTCCAGGCTGCCAGCGCCTCAACCCAGGTATCGCTGGCTACGGTCTCCTGGACGGCTACCGGTTGGAGGGCCATGACCGCAAACCTGAGCCCCCGGGTAATGGCATCCCAATCCTCGTCTACGAAATCTTGACCAACGGTCCCCAGGTACCGACAGGTGAAGACCTCGCCGGTACCGGCATCGGTCAGCAATTGTTTGTCGAGCGCCGCCACAACCTTGGCCGCCAAGTCATCTACCTGCTGGAACGTGGTCCGGGCAACATAGGGCCAAACCTCGATGATCCGCCGAAAACCAGCCCAGGGGCTTTCCTCCATATCTACTCCCTGGCGTAGTACCAGGTAAGGCTTCTGCGTGGTGGCTCTGGCCGCGTGAGGCTCGTAAACCTTGCCTCCTATCTCGGGCACTAGATCTATTAATTGTTGCCTTATCGCCTCTCTCATACCGACCGCCACCAATCCAGTACTTCATCCCGGAGCCTGGTTTTGTATTGGTCCGCCGTCGGCCGGACTATGGCATAATTGCCGCCGTGGGCCAGCTCCAGGAACACCCCATATTCCACGCCATGCGAAAGGTAAAAGGTGAATTGATCCCGGCCTACTTCCACCCCGGCATGCAGCCCATTTCGGGCATTACCGGTTCGATCCCGCCACGGCGCATTCTGCTTCATCTCGGCCTCGGCATGCCCAGCCAGGTTCTGCATCAGCGTGACCATGCCGGCGATCTTGTGGTCGATGTATTCCCGGGCGCCGTCACCAAAAGCCATCTAGTTCACCCTTTCGAGATCGGCCTGATATCCGACTATCTGCCCCTGTATTTTTTGGGGATAAACAGCTACTACCAGAAAATGCCCCAGGCCGGGGGCGTCAAACTCATCCTTCACGTTCGGCCCGGCTTGCAGGTCAGCCTGGTGGTCGGCCAGGAGGCCCCAGCCCTTGTCAACTTGTTTGGTTCCGGCCAGAGTGTTTATATCCTGCGGGAAACCGCTTCGCTGCTGGAATACCCTCACAGTAAAGGGACCGTGCTGGCT